ATTAAATTCTGCTCTGTTCGCGCGGAATGTCGGTCAGCTTGGCTTCAAGCCCTATCATTTCGCTGAGTGGTTGATCAGAAGCGGGGCGTAACCGCCGAAGCGGTATTTGATGCGCACGGAGCAGCCGATCGATACCGGCTCCGCGGCCGGCAAGTGCCGGCGTCTACAGGGGTCGTCTTCGGCGACCGTCTATTTCCCGTCTATAAAAAGCTGTCAGACCGGGATAGGAGGTTGGCAACTGATGAGGGATACCATGTCCCGCCGCGTGGTGATTTGATGCCCCGGCGATTGAGTGCCTGAGCAATTGATCTAAGGGTCGTGGCACCTTCGGTGCGGATCGCACGCAAAGCAGGCGCCAGAAGGTGAGCGAAATCGTTGGCGCTTTCGACCAACGTGACCCTTCCCAGCGAACCCGCTTCAGCCAGATTGGCCGGATTCCCCAATGCTGCTCCGGCTGCTTTTTTTGCGACCAGTGCGGCCTTGGTCCGCTCGGATATCAAGCGCCGTTCCTTCTCGGCCAAGGCCGCATAAAGGTGCAGCATAAACGGATCGGCGTCTCGACCAAGTTCGGCCACGATGAAGGGCACACGCTGGGCCATCAGGCCGGCCACAAAAGCCACGTCGCGCGATAGGCGATCGAGCTTGGCAACAACTACGCTGCACTTCGCGGCCTTTGCGGTGGCGAGCGCGGCCGCTAGCTGGGGACGCCTGTCTAGGGCGTCAAAGCCCTTCCCGGTCTCGGCTTCGACGTACTCGGCCGCAATTGTCAGGGATTCGCTTGAAGCAAAGCGCTCGATAGCAGCCCGCTGAGCGTCCAGGCCAAGGCCGGAACGGTGCTGACGTTGCGTGGAAACCCTGAGATATGCAATCGCCTGCTCCATGTCCAAAGGGCATACCACCGTATGCGGTTTGGTCGTAGCGCAAACAAGAGCAACATAGTTGCTGTTTTCATGTTGCAGAAGCGCAGGCGATTTCGGAAATGAAGAAGACCGCAGGCATTTCCGCACTGCGGCCGACCGGGTTCGAAACTCCGCCGCCCCGGCTCATTAAAGACTGAGCCCAGTTTTTATCATTGTGGAGTCAAAAACGTAGTTCCTGCCGAGAAACCCAGCGGGTGTTGCGAAACTGAGACTCGATAAGACCGCAAACTCCAGGCCTCATCGAAAGCGCGTCACGGGGCCGATCCGGGCGCGATAGCGGCCCCACCGGCGCGTTCAGCGGCAACCTCCGCCAATGACCTGCCGTCCTGGGAGAGCGTCGCCTTTAGCCCCGTAAAGGCTTGCCAGCGAAGCAGTGCCACATCCACGTAGGCCGGATCGATCTCGATTGCGTAGCAGGAGCGGCCTGTCATTTCAGCCGCAATGATGGTCGTGCCGGATCCGCTGAACGGCTCGTACACGGCCTGTCCGGGCGACGAGTTGTTTTCGATAGGCCGCCGCATGCACTCGACGGGCTTCTGCGTTCCGTGGCCATGCCCGTCGTCGTCACGCGATTTGATATTCCAAAGTGTCGATTGCTTGCGGTCCCCACTCCAGTTCGTCCCGGCTGTTCCCCTGACCGCGTACCAACAGGGCTCGTGCTGCCAATGATAATGGCCGCGGCTAAGGGCAAACCTGTCCTTGGCCCAGATAATCTGGGAGCGCATGTCGAAGCCGGACGCTTCCAGCGATTGCTGGACCTCGCTCGTATGCCGGCCCGCATGCCAGACATAGGCGACTGAGCCCGGAAACAGCGCCCAGGCTTCCCGCCAGTCGGCGCGGTCATCGTTCGCCACCTTGCCGAGCTTGCGGGCGTTGAGGTTTACGCCGGCACGCTTTCGCCAGGCGGGATCATAGTGTCAATCGGCTCCCAAATTTGACCCCGTATCGGCGTCCAATTTTGCCCCCTTTGAGCGACGGGTTTTGACGGTAGCGCTCGCCTCGTCGGAGCTGGCCGGGGTTGCGGAGACGGGGCGAGCGCGGGTTGCGTGATCGTCGTCGCGGCTTTTGAATCTCCAGCTGTCGTTGCCGGTCTCGACAATGTCGCAGTGGTGGGTCAGACGGTCGAGCAGCGCAGTGGTCATCTTGGCGTCGCCGAACACGCTGGGCCATTCGCCGAAGGCGAGATTGGTGGTGACGACGATGGACGTTCGCTCGTAGAGCCGGCTGACGAGGTGGAACAGCAACTGGCCGCCGGATTGGGCGAACGGCAGGTAGCCGAGTTCGTCGAGGACGATGAAGTCGATCCGGGTCAAATGCTCGGCGATACGACCTTGCCGTCCGTTACGGGTCTCGATCTCCAGGCGGTTGACGAGGTCCACCACGTTGTAGAAGCGACCGCGGGCACCGGATCGGATGCAGCTTCTGGCGATGGCTATGGCCAGGTGGGTCTTGCCGGTGCCGGTACCGCCGACCAAAACGGCATTGCGTTGCTGGGCAATGAAGCCGCCGCCGGCGAGATCATTGACCAGGGTCTGGTTGATAGGTGTGCCTTCGAACTGGAAGTCGTCGAGGTCCTTGGCGAGCGGCAATTTGGCGATCGTGAGCTGGTACTTGATCGATCGGGCCTGCTTCTCGTTGATCTCGGCGTTGAGCAAGTCGCCGACAACGCGTTGAGGTTCGTGCTGGCGCTTGATGGCGGTCGCCATGATCTCGTCGAAGGCGGCCTTCATGCCGTAGAGCTTGAGCTCACCCATGAGGTCGAACAGTTGAGTACGCTCCATTAGTTGGTTCTCCTGAGGTTGTCGTAACGGGCACAGTCGGCGATCGGGGCATGGCGCAATGTCAGCGCCGCCGGGGTGAGGATGTTGGCTGGCGGCGCAGGATCACGCTGACGGGCCAGGATGTTGAGCACGACATCGGCGGAATGAACGCCGTGAGCGGTCGCCTCGGCGCAGGCTGCTTCGACGGCCGGCAAGCCGTCGGTCAGAACCGCGTTGAGGATGTCGACCATCTGCCGATTGCCATCGTCGGCACTGGCGAGCTTGCGCCGTACACGTTCAATCGCAGCCGGCAGCACCCAGTCTTTGAAGGGAGCCCCGTTGCGCAAGGCGCCGGGCTTACGAGCCAGCACCGGCACGTAATGCCAGGGATCGTAGGTGGTCTCGCCGCGGCCGAATGACCGCGGATGCTCGGCAACGATCCGTCCGTCCTGGCGGATCACGATGCGGTCGGCGTAGGCATGCACCTCGACCGGGCGCCCGACGGCGCTGGCCGCGACCGAGTATTTGTTGTTGTCGAAGCGCACCAGGCATGTCTTCGAGACCGATGCCGGCACCGCATGGAATCCGTCGAACCGGCCGGCATAAGGGACGAGCTTCGGTCGCTCAGCTTCGAACACCTCCCAGACCGTCTGTTCGGCCAGTTCCGGATGCCGGTGGGTCTTGGCGTAGGCGATGCACTTGTCCAGCAGCCAGGCATTCAACTCGTCGAGGGTTTTGAACCGCAGCCGTGGCGTGAAGAAGCGTTCCCGGACCAGCCCGACCTGGTTCTCAACCTGGCCTTTCTCCCAACCCGACGCCGGCGTGCAGGCAACCGGATCAACCAGATAGTGGCTACACATCTGCAGGAAGCGGCGATTGTAGAGACGTCCTTTGCCGACGAAGATCGTCTCCACGGCAGTCTTCATGTTGTCGTAGATGCCGCGCCCGCAGGTGCCCTTGAACAGGGCGAACGCCCGGTCGTGGGCGTCAAACACCATCTCCTGCGTCTCGCGCGGATAGCACCGCACGAACAGCATCCGGCTGTGGCAGAGCCGGACATGGGCGGCCTTCACGATCACCGTCACGCCATTCAGCAGGACGACCTCATGACTCCAGTCGAACTGATAGGCTTCTCCCGGTGCAAAGCTCAGCGGGACGTAGGCCGCCGCCATCGATTGTCCGCGCTCTTTGCTCCATCGCCTGGCATAACGCCGCACGGCGTCGTAACCGCCATCATAGCCGCGCCCGCGCAGCTCTTCGAAGATCCGGATCAACGTCAGCTGCTCGCGAGCAGCCTTGACCGCATTCCCTGCCAGCAAGCCGTCGAGTTCTGCTGCCCATCGTCCCAGCTTCGGTCGGGGCTGGACAACACGCTCGTACTCGAATGAGGTCTCTCCCGACCTCAGCACTTTCCGGACCGTGTTCCGTGACACCTTCAGGTCACGAGCGATCTCCTTGATCGTCTTGCCCTTGATGAAGTGCTCACGCCGTATCCGCGCAATCGTCTCCACGATCAGCATCCCCAACCACCTGCTTCATTCCAAAGCAGGCAGCGCAACAGACCAACCTGTAGGGGGTCAATTTTGGACGCCGATCCCCCGGCTTAGGGGGTCAATATTGCAAGCCGAATGACATGACGTGGTTACGATTCTGGTCATCGAGGATGACCAGCTTATTCAGGCTATGATCGAAGAGGCGCTTTCAGAGGGC